CCACCTGATTTTAATTCTTTTGGTTTAGGTGTTAAAAGGTAAGAAACAGTTGCAGCAGCGACAGCTATTCCTATTTGAATAAACAATGCTTTTGCTGATTCAAAACCAAGAGCGATAGCTACGTTTGTAGCTCTAATATCAGGAATTAATTCATATCCTTCTGGTCTTTGTCCGTTATATGCAGCAACTGTATCTTGAAAATACCAATACTCATCTTCATTAATTCCTAAAACCTTACATAATTCTACTTCCGTTGGTAATAACAGCCTTCTACCATGAGGGCTTTTAAAGGCAACCAAATCACCACCAGGCCGCCTAATGTTTTTTGGTAACTCAGCCATCCTTCCTCGTAAAAAGTTGCCATGCCATAACCATCATCTGATTTGCATAAAGCAATTGTCCCTAGTTTAGGGGGTGAATCAACTCCCCACCTATTTAATTCTTCAAAAAAGATACTATAGTCTTTTTTTCTTAATCTTCGATACCAATCACGCTTTCCTTTAGGAACAGTAAAACCATAGTTTGCTAACACCGTACGAACCAAAGACAAACAATCACCAGCACCATGCTTTACAGGATCAGCTCCTAAACGATAAGGAAGACCAATTAATTGATGTGGTTTCACCTGTTTTGAATTGATCCAGTAATCGGTAAAGCTCCGACAATATCTCTCGTTAATACTTTATCTGGAGCGTTTGCACCAACAGCATCAATAGCAGAAGAAAGAATAATTTCTATTGCTTCTGGATCGTATGACATGGAAGAGGCTAACCATTGCTCTTCTGTTAATTGTTTGTTTCTTTCAAAGGCTTCTGTCATTAACCAAGTTTCTACTTTTACATGATATTTATTAAGTACAATTTGTTGTGCATAATTCATACTTAACTCATTATTTGCAAGTAATAATGATGAAGTCATATTGTCTCCAGATCTATTTCTTGCAGCTCCTTGATAAATAAACGAAAGATATTGGAATCCACTAATTGCAGGAGAGTGTCTTCCGTTTTGAAACTTGTCAGGAATATTTGCTACTGAACCATTTGGATTGGTAATAGTAATAAAATTAGTTAAAGCAACAAGACTCATAATCCTAAATTACTCCTTCTACTACGAGAATTTTGAAGACTAGATAATGTCCTGGCTTCTCCAGCTTTAGCACCTCTTGATGTGGCTGTTGCAATAATTTGTCCTACAGCAGACTTAGGAACAAACTCTTCAGAATTGAAATTCAATATAGGCCCAGAGTAATTAACAGTAGTAGATCCTCCTGCACCGCCACCTGCATAAGACGAACCAGTGCCAGGAATTACAGCTTCGCCTCTAGCACCTGCTGAGTAGCGTTGCATGCTTGCAGCCATCTTTGATGCAGGAATTATGTATTCGTCTTCTCCAGCCTCTCCTATTAGCCCCAGAGTTGGCCTTGTGACCATTCCACCAGTAGAGAATGATCCTGCTGGAAAAGTATTTCCATACTTCAAATTATCTGCGGCAACCATCGCACCAGTGCCACCTTTAGCAACACCTCCAGATCCAAAAGTAAACACTTTATCTACAGCAGCTAAAATTGCTTTTTGAAGAATTAAATCTGCTATTTGTTTACCAATAGCAGCTAATGACTCACCTAATGTTTTAGTTCCTTCAATTAAACCTTGTATTGCATTTGTAAGTCCTGTTGCAATTGTATTTTTAATTTGTTCCCATACTTCTAATTGTTCTTGTAAAGAATCTCGTTTTTGAACTTGTTTTAAGAAATCAGCTTCATTTAATTTTAATTTGTCTCCTAATAATTGTTTTTGTTCTTG